ATTATTAGGATCATTAACAACGGTATAACCATTATTTAATTCAATCACACTGCCATCGCCCGGATTACTAAATGTGCTTAAATCAGTTATATCTGTTCTTGTTCCGTCTGGACTAATAAGAATTCCTGCTGTTGCTTCTTTTTTTTCTCCGGGAGCAAAATTATCAGAACTTTCTACTATACCTACAAGCGGATCGGTATTTGTATAAACGTAAGTACCATCTTCTAATGAACCCGGTTTCCCATAACCTGTTGAACCTACAATTACAGTATCATCGGTTATTACAGTATGAGAATCAGGAGCAATAACTATATCTTCATCAGGAATACCAGCTTCAATGGCAGCATTATAAGCACCATAAGTTTGTGTCTCTTGTGCTGAATTTAATACAGTTTCTTTATTTTCTTCTACTTGTTCATACGTTGTTGCTGGATTTCCCAAATAAGGATTTAATCCAGAAGGACCACCACCTGTTCCCTTGTTATAAGTAGCTTCAGAATACTCATCACTATTGGGGTTTACATATCCCTCATCACCTTCTGATAATTCCAATCCAGTTGCAGGATCAGTATTACTTGTAACAGTTATAGGATCGGTATAAGGATTATTAGCTACTACTGTAGTTTGTCCATCTACAAAAGTAACAGTTGATGTTCCATTGCCATTATCTGTTACTACACTTCCGGTGTTATTTGTTAAATCATCATCATAATCAACATTTGTACCAGTTCCAGTAGTTGTATCATATGATATAGGATTTGCAGCTTGTGTAACACCTTCTAATCCTACGTTACGAAAAGGACTGAGTAATTGTGTAGTGGCGGGTAATCCTGCTGCTCTGGCTTGATTAACTCTTTGTAGAACACTTCCTGCTGCTGGGTCTTCATAATCTGGCAATACCATTGGTTGATATATACTGGCTCTAGGATTAGGCATAATAGCCATTTCTGCTTCTTTTGCTGCTGCTTGTGCAGCACTTATAGCAGAAGAAGGTATTACTCTATTTGGAAAGTAATTAAATTCTGAATCTATGCCCGGCATATAAGTATTAGAAGGTGTAAATTGTCCTTCTGGACCTATTCCAGCAACAGTTTCTCCGTTTGCGTATGAAGGTATTTGACCACCTGCATTACTGTTATACATAGAATAATAAGGATTTCTTCTGTGTATTTGTTCAGGATTATTAGCAAGTAATTCTTTTCTTCTTTTTTCTTTATCTAATCTGTATTGTTCCATGTCTTCAAGATATTGATCTTGAGCATTTTGTGCTCCTAAAGAACCTCCACCTATAGCTATAGGAAGATAATTACTAGCCATAGAATCTAATGTATCAGTAGAAAAAAGATTACTACCTAAGTTTGATAATCTTTCTCCGCCTGTCATGTTGCCGTAACCTGCTTCAGCAAATCCTGCTGCGGTTTCATTAATATTTGCTAATTGAGAAGGATTTAAACCTTGTTGTATTGCTTGTTTACTTGCATTTTCTCCTATTTGTTTAATTAATTCAGGAGTTAAAACTGTACCTTGTGTTTGTGCTGCTAATTGTGCTTGTAATATAGCTTGTTCTGATGCTAAATTTCCTACATTAGATATAGCTATATCTTTACCTACGTCAACACCGGCTGCTTCAAGTCCAGAACCAGCAACATCTCCCATGATACTACCGACACCGTATCCCATAACGGCTGATGCTATGCCTTTTTCTAAATCTCCTGTTTCTGCCCAAGTTCCTAAACCAGAACCTATTGCAGCTCCTCCAGCAGCAGTTAACCATGTACCACCTGCAAGTCCGGGAAGAAAAGCACCACCTAACAAACTGCCTAATATAGCTCCTATAAATGCTTCTGGTTGCCCAGTTTCAGGATTTATGGTTATAGGCATAATAGACGCTAATCCTTCAACTTCTTTAGGATTAACGTGCATAAGCATGGTGTCGCCATAACGACCCATACTTGCTAATTCTTGTGCTTGTTTTCTAGCATCCATTTTATCTTTCCTCTTTTGTTTCGCATCCAAACATATTAAAACTCATATCCACTGCACTTGTATAAACCTTTACAACATCTGCTTGATTTAATGTTATACCTATTACTATTGTTAATGAATCATTTGCTGCAACAGATTTGCCATAATATAAATATTGTTTATCGTCAGCACTTGCACCAGCCACATGAACACTTAGTCTAAAAGTGATAGCAGAACCTGTGCGATTTGCTGCCACAATAGAACTAACCGTTGTTTGTGTCATATCTGGTACTGTATAAAGTACAGTAACTGTGGTTGCAGCAGGGTCTAATTGACCTAATACTTTTAAATTATCACTCACTGACCAACTCCCATTAATAAAAATTGATGTCTTCTAATGGATTTGCTCGTAACGCTTTCTTGCATTGCTTTTAATAAAGTTAAAGCATCTTCAGTAGATTGAATAGCTTGTTCTATTTGTTGTCTTGTTAATGATTCATTTGAAAAATTATATTCAAGAGGTGCTAATGGTAAAGGTGCTGTGGTTTTTTGACTCATTATCTTTTTCCGTCTGCTCTCATGTCTATTCTAAAAGAACCTAATCTCCATCCGTAACCAGCACCTGTACTTTCAAATCTAAGTATGGCTTGTCTTGTTCTTGCTCTTATAAAAGCTTGTTGCGAAGATGAATTTATACTGCTTGTCGTTAAAGTAGTTGGAGTATCTAATGGAAAATTAACACCTTTAACAGAAACAGATAACGTATCATCCGTGCTTGTAGAATTTTTAAATTTTAAATCAGGTATTATTCTTGATAAGAACATAAAATTTTCACCATCTGGTTCTAAATCAAAATCAGATGTTTCTATAAAAGCTGTCATTGCACTACCATCAGCATCATTTCCTATTTCTTGATTGTATAAATAATTAATATTACTGTCGGTTGTTTTTTCTGTAGCTACTGGATTATCTAATGAAGGTGCTTCTATCCAAGAAGTCCTTGTAAATGAATCTGTATTAGTTCCAATACTCCAAAGATTTTCTAAATAATTAAAAATTACATAACGATCTATTTCATTAGAATCAGCAGAAGGATAAAACCAAATTATTTCATTTTTATCTACATTTGATGTGCCAAATACTTTGTAAGATTGTCCTAAATTTATATCTGAAAATATATAATCTTGAACCGCACAAGGTAACGTACTAACACTTCCGGTATAAACGTAAAAGCTACCTCTATCCATAAAGAAAACTTTATTATCTGCATTTATAGCAGCATTAGGAGAAATCATAGATGGACCTTGAGCAATTTCACTAAATGTAAATATAAAAGGTGCTCCACTGTAACGCATACTTTGTATATTTTTATCAGTCCATATAAGTATTTCTTGTCTAGTTTGCAATGCTCCTATTATAGTTGAACCAGACGATAATCTTTGTCCTCCTGCTGTATTAACAGAAGTTGGAGTCCAATCAATAGAACTTTCTTGATCTGACCATCTAACAAATAAAGGGTCAAGTGTTGTTGAACCTATTGCATTTGTACCAAAACATATAATGTGTCTATCTACTTCAGATACCATTATTTGCAAAGCAACTACGGGAGCACCACTTGCATTAGTTAAATCTGAAAATGCTACAGCTCTTGCACTTGTTCCTCCCGATTCATCCCAATAGTAAACACCACCTAATCGAACACAACCAACTAAATCATCACCAAAATTATCTTGTGACCAATTTCTTAATTGGTTGGTACTGCTAATATTAGTAGGAGAGCCAAAAGCTCCTGCTCCCCATGTATCTACACCCCAACCCGTTGATTTTACATAAGTATCAAGACCTGTATTAATTTGATACGAACCGTCTACGCCCGAACCTCCGTTTCCTGTATCACTTGAATTTGCGGTAACGGCATCTCCGTCTGTGTCTTTAGCAGTAAATGTATATGTATTGTCAGTAGGAATTGTTACTATTTCATATTCTTGATTTAAAACAGCAGCCGTTATTAAACCACCTAAAGTTGCTGCTCCTGAAATTGTTACAAAATCACCAGCAACAGCTCCGTGACTAGAATCCGTAGCTGTTATTGTAGAAGAGCCATTAGTAGCTGCAAATACTATGCCGTTAGTAGTAGTTGCTCTAATAGGAGTTACATCATAAAAAGAATCTCCTTCTTTTACATACAATTTTAAATGCGTACCTAAACCTATGTAATCTGTTTGTCCTTTATCTCTCCAAGAGTGCATATTTCTGCACGTTCCTAAAAAAGTATTATTTGAATTTTTCTGCCAACCACCTATTTTTTCAGGTCTGCCACTACGAAATCTAATTTTATCAGAATCAAACCAACCGCCTTCTTCTGCATAAGAAGTTCCTTCTTTATTTATTCCCGGTTTAAATACATATTTTTTTAACATTAGTTTTCTAAAACTCGTTGTTTTAATCTTTCAGCTCTATTACCTACTTGTGTAGCCCATTTGCTGTCCATCATTTCTTTTGCAGCCGTTTCAAAATCATTATCTTCCATAGCAGCAAGAAATTTTTTAAATTTACTTAATCTTGGGCAACCTAAGTTAAAACACATATTTACCATTACTCGTTGTTTATTGTCATTTAAGCCTCTCCACCAAGATAAATTTCGATCTAATTCATTGCAAACTGTATCTATATCATTATTTAAACAATCTCTAATTCTTTCTTCTGAAACAGGAGTTCCTATTGGTTGATTAATTTCAGGATCAGTATCTAAAACTAAATGACCAACGCCTAATGTAAGATATCCAAGATGATCTTCATAAGTTTCTTTTTTATATCCTTCATCAAAAATAAGTTCTTTAATTAATTTATTTCTATCCATCATATTATTATATATTGATTAAACCTTCCCCTACTAAAAAAGAACAGGAGCAGACTTGCTCTAAATCAATAGGGGTCGGCTATTCTTCTTTTTCTTCTTCTTTATCATAATCCCGATAAAATCTAATTATCCCCAGTATTTCTGTGATATATCTAGTAATATCTGCCATGTCCATACTTAAATGTTCGTACTCTTTACTGGACAATGTATAAAATGCTCTTCTCGGTGCTTCCTTTTTCTCTAAATTGTCTAGATACAACTGCATACTATCTGGTGTAAGTATCTCCCAATCCACAGGGTCCATTTGTACTTCCATTGGTAAAGGTGGATGGTACATCGGTTGTTGTTTAGCTATAGTGGTTACGGAGACAGGCTTAACTCTATCTCCCATCATAGAACAGCTTGAAGCCACTACAGCCAAACTAAGTAGTATCGCTAACTTCTTCATCAAATTGGTTGGGGTCGGTTAATTTTTCTAAATTTTCTAAGACTCGCTTAGATGCCTTATTTATTTTGCCTTGCATTAACTCTGGTTTAGCTAAAGTCAATTCATCTAAGTCGTGTCTAGCAAATGTTTTTCTTAACTTATTAACATTACGCATCGCTTCTTGTTTGTCCTTTTCTAAAGAAGCCATAAGA